ATGACGAAGGTGAACGACTCAAGTCGCCAATCACAGGCGACAGTGCAGCGGATTAAGTTGGCGTTTTTCCGCAACTTTCGCCCACCATCTGACCTCTCGCCTAGTGAGTGGGCATCGGATCGCGTGGTGATCATGGATGGTCTGACCCCTCGGTATCATGTGGCGAATGCGCCATGGCAGAGAGAACCGCTCGATGTGGTGTCTGCGCCTGATGTAAAGGAGGTTGTTTATCTGGCACCGATCGGAACTGGCAAGACGACATTCATGGAGGCAGGGTTATGTTACATAATCAGTGAAGATCCCGGGCCGACCTTGCTGGTGGGGCAGACCGATGATGATTTGAAGGATTGGGCCGAGACTCGGATGGATTATGCCGTGCAGAACACCTCTGAAACCGCTGCGCTGCTGCCGAAAGACCGGCACAAAAAACGCAAAATGGAGATTCTTTTTCCGTCTATGTCGTTGTTCCTGACTGGTGCGAATCTCTCTGGTTTGCAATCGAAATCGATGCGCCGGGTGTTTTGTGATGAGGCGTGGCAATACCGAGCCGGTATGCTCAACGAGGCCCGAGGTCGATTGCATGATCGATGGAACAGGCAGTTTTTTATTCTGTCGCAGGCGGGTGCCAAAGGTGATGACCTCGACAAGGCATGGGGCAATACTGACCAGCGTGAATTTAGTTTTGATTGCCCATCCTGCGGGACGGTTCAGCCATGGGCGTGGGCGAATGTGACATACTCGGACGATGAGTCACTTGATCCGTTGACTCGGGCGCAGACTGCGGTGCTGCGGTGCCAGAATGCTGACTGCGATTGGAAGTGTCCAGATTCGCCGCAACCTCGTCGGGCATTAGCAGAGGGCGGCCGATATGTTCCGAGCGGATCGGGACTGCCGGGGCATGTGGGATTTCATTACAATGTGCTGTGCAACTGGCGAAAACCATTGTGGGAGGTGGTGCTGCTATGGCTTGAGGCAAAGGCAGCGATGAAGGTTGGCAACATTGACCCACTCCGGCAGTTCATCCAGAAACGATTGGCAGAGGCATGGGAGGAGGATCTGTCAGATAACAGGGTGGAATTGGTTGGCAATGGATACCTGACTGGGGAATTCACTGCCGGGCAAAAGATCGAGGATGAGGCGCAGCGATTCCTCACGGTGGACAAGCAGCGAGATCACTTTTGGGCCGGTGTCCGAGCATGGACTGCAAGTGGCAAGAGCATGCAGCTCTGGTATGGGCGACTCGAGACATTTGATGCCGTGCATGATGTGGCGATCCGATATGGCATTCGACCGCAATGTGTCTTTGTCGATGCCCAGTATGACACCGATCAGGTTTACTCGGCCTGCGCCCGGATGAACTGGACTGCACTGCATGGATCGGGTCAGAAATCGTTCGCGTTTAAGAAGCAGAATGGTGACATCACTCACCGACCATTCACTCGGTTTCAAGATGCAACCGCATCGAGCGGGGGCAAGGCTCGGTATGCTCACTGGGCATCGGATCGGATCAAGGACATCCTGCATGCCCATCGGATCGGCAAGGCTGGGTCATGGGATATCCCGGATGATGCGTCATCGGACTTCCTCAAGCAGATCGATTCCGAGATGAAACGCGAGGTGACGAATAGCAAAACCAAGCAGGTCGAATATCGTTGGGTTAGGACTCGGAACAATAACCACGCATGGGATGTCGAGTCGATGCAGATTGTGGCTGCGCTGATGCTGAAACTGATACCGGGGTTTGATGTTTGACATTTCGGCACAATAGATGGCGGCGAATCCTAAAGATGTTGCGAAAAATTTATTTTACTACGCGCAGGGCAACCCCCAGCGGATCGCATCGATACGGTCAGCATTCGACGCATCGGTCGCCGGCGCATTGACAAAAGGTGGTTTGGATTCGATTACGAGTGCCACAAAGAACTCTGTCACGATGCAAAAGATGGTTGGACTGAATGAGTCTGATCGCCAGAATGCGCTGCGCTGGGCATTGGATTATTTGAGCAATGGATTTGTGCCGTCACAATCCCGGTCACTTGGTCGATTTTAACATACGAAAACATGGCAATACTCGATCAATTCGGCAGGCAAGTTAGTTACAAAGCGGCAAGGGCAGCGCAGGAAACTCGTTATCGTCCATGGGAACCTACCGAGAAAAAGGACATCAGTGATCTGGTGCCATCGGTCGATCGGGTCACTCTGCAATCGCATGCCCGGAGAATCTATCTGAATTTCGGCCCGATCAAAAATGCGATCAATCAACGAGGAATGTATGCGGTCGGTCGAGCATTCGTCCCGATTTACAAAGGTCTGGATGATGTATTCGGTACCGCAGCGACCAACTTCTTGACCGATGTATTCTACCGCATTGGTGATTCCCGAGGTGGCATGCACGACCTCAAAACCAACCTATTCGGATGGTCGACCTCGATCGACATCGATGGGGAAATTTTCATCCTGCTTACAGAAACCGCAACTGGATTCCCTCAATACCAAGGCATCCCGAGTCATCGCATTGCGACCCCGAAAGGATTCAGCGATGGCAAACAATACCGAGGAGGGACGCTACAGGACGGCATCATTTATTTTGCAAGCGGTGAAGCAAAGGAATACGCATTCTGTGATAAGTCAGGCGCACTCGATCAATGGCTACCGGCGCAAAATGTCATTCACCTGTTCGATCCCGAGTGGCAGTATCAGAGTCGCGGACTGACTGCGTTGACGCATTGCATCAACGATTGCCGTGATATGATCCAATCGACCGAGTGGGAAAGATTGGCAATGCTTCAGATGTCATCGATCTCACTGGTCGAATACAACGACACCGGCGGCCCAGACCATGATGACCCATACAATGCGCTGATCGGTAGCACCGAATCAACCAAGGGCATGACGGTCGAGAGTCTGGATGGTGGCACCGTTCGATATTTCCGCAGCAACTCGGGTGGCAAGATCGAGACTCTGGTCAACAATCGCCCGGGCAATCCATTTCTTGATTTCCACAATCGACTGCTCAAATCGGCATTTGCCGGTCTGAATTGGCCGATGGCATTTTACGATGGTCACGCATCTGGTGGTGGCACCGCTCAACGCACCGAAATTGCAATGGCGCAACGATCGATCGAGGATCGTCAGGATCTGTTGTTCTACGCTGCTCGTCGAATCATCGGATATGCGATCAGCAAGATGCAGAAACGAGGCGATCTGCCCGCTGCCGTGGATTGGTATAACTGGGATTTTTCTACCCCGCCGAAACTCACGATCGATGATGGTCGCATCACCAAGGAATTGGAAGCACTCTGGAAGATGGGCGCGGCAAACCTCCGCGATATCGTTTCGATGCGCGGCAAGACCCTCGAATCGCATTACCAAGAACGAGCGCAGGAAGTTGCGCTGCGGAAACTCGCGGCCCGAGACGCATCGGATCTGTATGGTGTCGATATTGACGACCGTGAGATGTCGATGCTTACGCCGAACGAGATGGCATCGAGCAATGGAAACTCAAGCAGATCATCGAATGACGATGATGAAGATTCAGATGATGATTTAGACAATGGCAGTCGACCTCAAACCAACTGAAGCTGACAACTTGACAACGAACGAACTAACGACATGGAAATTCACATCGAAAACCGAGCCGGTAAGGTAAAACTCAACTCCGGCGTTTACAAGGAGAGTGCTGATAAGCTCATCGATGACCTAGACAAGCTCTATGGGCCTGCTGCGGTGGTCGCCCAGATGTGCATCGGTGAGGTGGTATGCTCTGCCGACGATGCCTTGGAATCTGTCGAGGTTGAAATCAATTCGCCCGGCGGGTCAGTCTTTGAAGGTCAGCGGATTTTCAATGCGCTGCGCTCGATGTCGGCCCGAGGAGTCGAGGTCACTGCGACCGTCAATGGTCTGGCAGCATCGATGGGCAGCGTGATTTTGATGGCAGGCGACAAGCGCAGGATGACTGCTGGTAGCCGCATCATGATCCATGAGGCATCGACCATTGCGGTCGGTGATTCTCGATCCCTACGGAAACAATCAGATTTGCTGGAAGGTATCAGCGCAGAGATTGCTGGTATTTATGCCGAGCGGACTGGCGGCGATGAAAAGGAAATCCGCAAGATGATGTATGCCGAGACATGGATGACCGCTGAAGAGGCAAAGGCAAATGGATTTGTCGATGTCATCCTCAAGGACGGCAAGGAAAAGGAAGAAGAAGAATTTGACAACACAACTAATGGCATGACTGGAATCCTCGCAAAATTGTTCCCGGGCAACGATGAAGCTGCAAAAATCGAAGCAGCGATCCTCGAAAATGACACCCTCCGGGCTGAACTCGAAAAAGCCACCCAAAAAGTCGATGAGTTGACTGGTCTGGTTGAGGTGAACGCACAACTTCAAAGCGATCTGGCTACGGCACAATCTGCTGTTGCTGAATTTGAAGCAAAGGCAATCGCTGACTCCGAAACCATCAAGGAATTGGAAGAGGCTACCGAGGTTTCCGAAGAGAAGGTTTCGGCCAAGGCATCCGAGCTACTCGCTGCCACCGGCCACCCTGCTCCACTTGCTCTTGCCGCTGACAACAACGAGGCACCCCCGAGCCACCTTGCTGTCATGGCAAAACTCTCACCTGCTGACGCTGCCGAATATTTCGCCGCTCACAAGGCCGAGATTCTCGCAGACAATAACCGCTACAAAATCTAATCTACAACACTGAACTATTATGGCTACCATTGCCCTCAACGATAAAATCTTTTCCCAAGTCGCCATGCAGGCGTTTGTGGCGAAGCTCACCCCGCTCAACGCATTTACCAAAGACTTCTCTGACGAGGCTCGTCGCAAAGGTGATGCTGTTATCGTTCCGCTCATCAGCGGAATCACCGCAACGACCTTCAACAACAGTTATGAAACTGGCGGCGGCGCGATCACATTCGCCACCGTGTCGATGGACAAACACCGCATCGCCTCGATCGACTTGACCGATGTGCAAGTTGCCAACAGCAGTGCTGCTGTGATGGACAACCTCGCCATCCAAGCCGGTGAAGCACTTGCTCGTATCGTCCTCACCGACATCTGGAGCGCAATCACGGTTGCCAACTTTGGTGCCGCTGTTCTCACGACTGCTGGCGCAAACTACACGATCGCCCAAATCGGCGCACTCCGCAAAGCACTTGTGCAGCGCAATGTTCCAACCGATCGCCTGTCGTTCATCTCGGATAGCGAAGTTTACACCGGCCTGCTCACCTCGTCTGGTGTTGCTCAAGCCCTCAACTACGGTGGTGCCGAAGCAGTCCGCGATGGTCAGATTCCGAAACTCCTCGGCATGTCGATGTATGAATCGAACATCCTCCCAGCCAATGGTCTGACCAAGCTCGGTGGTTTCGCTGTTCACCCAGACGCGATCGCCATCGCAATGCGCTATCTTGAGCCACAAGCCCCAGGCGAATACCTCGCTGCCGAGCAAGTGTCTGCAAGCAACGGCATCACGATGGGTTATCGTCGCCACTTCAATGCTGCGACTGGTAAGCATTTCGCCAACTTTGAGTGCTTGTTCGGATTCACCCCAGCCTTGACCCTCGGTCTTGCTCTGGTCACGATCCCTGCTTAATTCCTAACCTAGCACCGGCCTGCAATAGTGGGCCGGTGCTTTTTTTCTATAAATATGAAACTATCTCTGTGCGTTATTGTCGGAAATGTTGAAACATACATTGGTCGGTTTCTGGATCACTTCCAGCATGTAGCCGATGAAATCGTGGTGGTTCGGGCGATTGGAAATCAAGTGCCGGACAAGACATTGGAAATCGCAAAAAGCCGAGGGTGCATTTGCGATGAATATTTGAACGAGCATGATTGGGCGCATGTGGACAATTTCGGTGCCGCTCGGAACAAGTCGCTCGATCTGGCGACTGGTGATTGGCTGATGTGGGCTGATACTGATGATGTGATCTCGCAGGATGCGTGTCAGCAGATCCGCGACATGATCCCGAGGTTGGGTGCCGACATTCAAGGTGTGCTGATCCCCTATCAAGTGCCGGATGATGGCATCACCTTGCACCGTGAACGAGTTTGGCGCAAAGGCGCAGCCCGATGGAAAAACCGCATCCATGAATCTTTGAAGTTTCCCGAGGGTGCAAAGATGGCGAAATTCGATCAGGTTTCGATCCTGCACATGCCGATCGGTAAGCGGAAATCATCAAGCGATGAGCGCAACCTGCGGATTCTCAAATCGATCCCAGATGATGAGCAGACAAGTGCGATGCTTTTTTACCGCATGCAGTCAGAACGCGCATTGGGCATGACTGACGAGGCAACCGAGACGGCACAGCAGTTGGCAATGGCACCAGATGCCGGGCAACCCGAACGCTACGAGGCATTTCTGGTCATGGGTCAGATGGTGCCGGACGCATCGACTCGGGCGCAACTCTACTTGCAGGCGATTGCGGTCAGTCCGAATCGACGCGAGGCATACGCAGAACTGGCGATGGAGGCACTCAAATCGAACAATTTTCAAAGTGCCTTGGATTGGTCAGAAACTATGATGTCGTTGTCGCAGCCACCGGCATGGTGGTGGAATAGCCGTAAGAAGTTTTACGGATGGCAGGGCATTCAGGTGCGCGGCATGGCACTCCGGGCGAACAACCGATTTGAGGAGGCAGACGCAATCGAGGAAAATCACTTCATCCGCAGCGGGGCGAAAATTAGCCTGCTTCATGCGACCCGAGGCAGACCGGCCAAGGCATACTCGGCTCGGGCAAAATGGCTGGATCGGGCAGCAGATCCAGATGCGATCGAACATATTTATGCCCTCGATGCAGATGACGAGATGATCGGCCCATTTCTCACCTGTCGCCATGTGATCAGCGATGGTGCCGGCCCAGTCGCGGCATGGAACACAGCAGCGAGAAAATCCAAAGGTGAGATTCTGATTCAACTCTCGGACGACTGGGAACCACCGATGCACTGGGATAAACTCATCCTCGATAAATTCAACGGCACCAAAGACCCTGCGGTGTTGGCAGTTTCGGATGGATCGAGAAATGATGATCTGCTCTGCATGGCGATTCTTAATCGTGCAAGATACAAGCAGCAAGGTTACATGTTCCATCCAGAGTTTTTCTCTGTCTACTCTGACAACTGGTTTAAGAATCAAGCATATACCGATGGTATCGTAATCGATGGCAAGGATATCACATTTACCCACATGCACCCAGCATTCGGACTCGGTGAGATGGATGAGACATACGCGAGATCAAATGCGAAACGCAATTATGAGTTTGGCAAAGGAACTTTGCATCGCCTGCAATCTGGTATTGCCGTGCCAAGTGAAATCACCGGGTGGTGTGACTTCAAGGATTTCTACCGCAACTTGGCGATGCTTATCAAGGACGGTTCGACATTCGTTGAAATTGGCTCATGGATGGGACAATCAATTGTCTGCCTGTGCCAAGCACTGCAAGACCTCGGGAAGAACTGCAAAATCTACTGCGTGGACACATTCAAAGGTGAGCAAAACCAACCGGCACACCTTGCCATTGTCGATGGTCTTGGTGGCAGCATCCGACATGTGTTTGAGGAAAA